TTAATTAGCCCGCACAATCGGCAGATCTGACCATCGCGTCGTGTACCTTGGTGAGAGCATTTCACGCTTCATCTGCCAAGCTTGCTGGATCCCCTGCCCTGCAAAATACAATGTGCCCCGCCCCTGCTGGTTCAGCCTATCCATCAGCGCCATTAACTCCTCGCTGCCCGGGCGCGGCGCGTTAGCGTCAAACAGATCGAGCTGGGCAACGCCCTGGCTATAAAAATCCCCCAGCATGATCCCCGCCTTCTGATAACGGTGGCCGTCCCGCCATATTGCACCAAGGCAACGAGTGGCCGCCGCGATAATGTCTCGGGTGTCCTGCGTGGGCGTCATCAGCCTCGTAGCAGCACTGTTCCCGTAATACGGCTCGCCGGAGTGCGGCGACGTTTTCACGAACGTGGAAATGTAACGGCAGAACTGGTGCTCGCCGCGTAATTTTTCCGCCGCCCGGGCGGCATAGCTGCAGATCGCCTGGCGCATCTCTTCGTAATCCGTGATGCGCTCGCCAAAGCTGCGGCTGCAGACGATCTCCTGCTTCAAAGGCGCGAATTCCTCCAGTTCAAGGCAGGACTCGCCGCGCAGCTCGCGCACGGTTCGCTCCAGCACGACGCTGAAATGCTTCCGGATAAACCGGATGTCGCTGTCCGCCAGCTGCAGCGCATTCTCGATCCTCATCGCCTGTAACTTTTTGGCGATGCGCCCGCCGACGCCCCAGACCTCATCGACGGGCATCAGCGCCATCAGCCGTCGCTGGCGCTCCACGTTTGACAGGTCAACCACACCGCCTGTCTGCGGCCACATTTTAGCGGCCCGGTTCGCCAGCTTGGCCAGCGTCTTGGTCTGTGCAATGCCGACGCCGCACCAGATACGCGTATAGCGCCGGATATTGGTGCGGATCTCCCGGCCAAAATCACCCAGGTCCCGGCAGTTACGCACACCCGTCAGATCGCAAAACGCCTCATCTATGGAGTACACCTCCACGCGCGGACACATTTCCTCAAGCGTGGTCATGACGCGGTGCGACATGTCGCCGTACAGCTCATAGTTGCTGGAGAACGCGATCACCGGCTCCGGAAACCGCGCGGCTTTAAGCTGGAACCATGGCACACCCATTTTGATGCCCAGACGTTTGGCCTCGGCGCTGCGGGCGATAACGCAGCCGTCGTTATTCGAGAGCACGACAATCGGCCGCCCGACCAGATCTGGACGGAAAGCGGTCTCGCAACTCGCATAAAACGAGTTCATGTCAACGAGGGCAAACATGGTTTCGGCGCAGCGTAGTGATGACAGAAATGACAACGCCGACAATTTCTAAACCGTCGGCGTCATAAATTTTTATGGGTGGGTAAGCAGGGTTTTCAGCCACCAGCTGAGCCACCGGGTGAGTCACAAGCCTTTTGACTGTGAACTCCCCGGCGATGTTTGCGACAACAATGTCGCCATGCTGGGGGTGAATGCTGAAATCAACCAGGAGGTAGGAACCATCGGTGATCCCGGCATTAATCATTGAATCACCCGACACGCGGAGCGTATAAGTCGAGGAGGGATGCGGGATAAGTTGGGAGATCAGGTCAATTCCTGATTCTATATAGTCGGCCGCCGGACTGGGGAAACCGGCGGATATTGTGTCCCCGTAAACAGGGATATGTACCGGAGTTTCCGGGAAAATAAGGCGCTGCAGTTGCATATTATTACCTCCTTTGTAAAATACTGTGTATATATACAGTAGATTGAGGGAATGCCTAATGCAATACGGTGCGGCCTATTGATTTTTCTCTGCGGTCGGGCCAATCAGCTGCTGAACCAGTAATTTCAGGGCATCCAGCTCTTCATGTATTTTTTTATTGTCCTCTCTGAACGCTTCATTTTCATCCATCAGGGCCAGAATGGCTTCATGGTGAAGCGCGGCGGCCACGCCCGAGGTGTCCGGGCAACGTACATCTTTAATTTCGCTGCCATCTGGTAGGATGATCGGCAGACCTGTAACAGAAACAGCCTCAGGAAAGATTTTCTCTACATCCTGCGCTATAAAGCCAATACCGAAGTTTCCGCTATCCTTACGAATCCAGGTACAGCCTTTAAGCTCGCGCATCTTACCTACCGGATCCTCAATTCGAGCAATTTTATCTTTGATCCGTTCATCTGAAGCATTGACCCATGAACCTGAGCCAGCTACCGCATTACCGTTGCGGTTAAATTGCCAGACCGCAGTATGCGCACCCGTTTCAGCGGTATGACCGATCTGATATACCTGATCGGTGTTTGTGATGAATAGCCCGGTGTAGAAGGCTCCCGCGCCTACACCACCGTAAAAATAACGGTGGCAAATATGCGGCGTAAACGTACCGCTGGCACTCACATTCGTGTTAAAGGAGACCGGATACCGGTTCCAGCTTCCAAATACATCAGAAAAGGACGCGAATGGTGTATCGTCGAACTGAATGCCGATGTTGCCCCCACCAGCGTTGAAACGATACCGGGATACTAGGCTCGATGCACCCGCCAGCGGCAGGCCTCCCAGGTTCTTCAGCCCCTCCGAAGCTGTCGTCGCCCCCGAACCTCCGGATGCAATGGGTACAGCGCCGTTCGCTCCTTTCTGAGCCAGTGATTTCTGCGCAGGCACAGTAACCGGTGTGCCATTGATGGTGATCGTGACATTCCCGGTACCGGTCATCACATCAGCAAAGCCGCTCATGTACCGCTGATACATACCGAACGTCTCGGCAATGTCCTGTGCGAGCCCATCCACGCTCAGGCTGTCGCTCAGCAGAATAGAATAACGGGTACCTGCCGGGATAGCCGGATTGACTGCTGGCGTTACTGTCAGCTGAGTGGCGCTGTTGACCGCGGTGATCTGAAATACCTGTACCGGGCTGGTCATGACAATGACTGTGCAGCCGTTACGGATCAGGCTGCCCGCCGCTGCGAAGTTAGTACCGGTACCGGTGAGCGTGTTGCTGCTGCCGGCGATCGTGCCAGTGGTGTAAATCATGTTTTCTCCGGACATAAAAAAACCCGCTCACGGCGGGTTCTGTGTGGAATAAAAGATTTTTCAGACGGGCTAAACCAGCCCGAGCGCGTACGGGTAATACTGATCGTAGATGCTGCAGTCGATGAGCCCCACCCTGCCACTGATAGCCCACGGCTTAAACGCAGCGGCCTCACTGGACGAAATAATCCGGCTGGAATAGACCACCGCCGAGGACGCTTTCCAGACGCCATTAGAAACACCCGCGCTGGAACAGTTCATATTCAGGTAGCCACCGTACTGTGGGTTCGATGGGTCCTGAGGAATATAAATCCCGGAGGTAATGCCGGGAGTGACTGCCATTGGGGATCCCGACGTTGCATCCCCCGCCAAAAGTCGCATGTTCAACGGCAGACAATTGCTGTGCCATATCATAGCGCCGTCCCGGTAAACGAAAAATCCCCAGTCGGGAATGTTCACCAGGTAGTTAGAGAATATGTACAGGCGGCAACCCGTTTGTGTCATGCCGCCCGTCTGTACGAACGAGAATCCGTAATTGCCTCCGGCATTGTACTGCTGGTAAAAGGACGTCGGCATCCGCGCATCGCCGTCCCGCGCACGGATAAACGTCACGATTTTCTGACCCAACGGGACTGATGAGGCAATGTTCTGGCTACCCGGCGGAACATCAATCACGCTGACCAGGCAAAACGGGGTGAAGTCAGGCGCAAGTTTAATTGTCCTGTTGCCGTTGCCGTCGTAGGAGTAGAGAGAGAATCCGTAATAATCCGACTCCCGCCCCGTATTGGGCGAGGCGAACACTACCAGCCGGATCGGCGTCGCCACGTTCCATGAGACGACATTCCCGGAAACAGTTACCTGATACGGGTTATTAGTCGGCATCACCTGGATAACCGACTCGATAAGAAGTGATGCCTGGTAGGTACATCCGGCCGGGTAGGATTTGCTACCCGAACCGGATATATCCAGCACATCCATCACGTAGTTAACCGCCATCGAGTTGATAGCGTCAAACGAGGTTCCCTGGATAAATGTCTGCATTACAACCTCTGCCCCATGACCGCCGCCGGACGTCCATACTGGTCATACGAAACGATCCGGTTATTGGTCATAACCATCATGCCCTGACCTGCAATCCCGCCGTTTATCTCGATGGTCCCGTTTTTATCTATCCTCCATCCCAGCGTGCCGACAACATAGTTCGATGACTGGATGTATGCGCCAATTTTCGCATTGGTGATCGTACCGTCCTGAATGAAGGTATCGCGGATAAAGGTCTGCCCGTTCTGAATGACAAACGGCAGCGTTACCGCGCTGCCTGCGTAGCTCATCACCGCGAACCGGTCGGCAAGGAAAACAATCTGGCTCTGCATACCTGCAGGTGTGTTCTGTACGCCCAGACCCATCCCGGCGGCATATTGCACCCCGTTAACATCTGCGCCCACCTTGATGCTGTACATCGCGTTCAGGCTGCCGTTGAGGTTTGCAACCGCCTGGGCGTTTGTCGTTACTGCTGAACTAACGCCACCAATCGTGGCCGTGAGGGAGGTGATCTGCGATGCTGTGGACTGCCGGTAATCAGCTACCGTCTGGCTGACGCTATTGATCGAGGCGACTGCGCCATCAACACGGGAGGACATCTGCAGCAGCGATTGTGCCGAGGCTTCACGGTCACTGGCTGCTACCGTATCGATCCGGTCAATCTGGGCGCTGTTGGCAGCATTCACCGCCGTCAGGGTCCGCCGGGCGCTGACCTGCGCCAGCGTATTCTGAATCAGGGCGATCGCCGTATTCTGCACGCCGCCGCTGGCCTCCGATGTCTGGCCCTCCAGTTCATCGAACCGGGAGGCCGTAGCGCTGTCCAGCGTCGTGACCACCTGATCCAGCTGCGTGATCGCCGCGGTATTTTGCTCCACCTGCTCAGTAGCAGCGCCAGCCGCATCCGCTGCCGCATCAGCTTTATCAGACGCGGTTTTCGTGGCTGCCGTCAGCTGGTTAACCGCCGTTGCCCGCGCCTCTTCCTCGGTAGCGATCGCCTGGCGCACTTCGGTAATGCCCGCTGCGTTCTCCTCCGTTGACGCCTCAAGACGGGTAACGTCGGTAACCCGGGCCTCCGTCTCGGTGGCTATCACTTCGCGCAGCTGCTCAAACTGCGCGGTGTTTGCCCCCTGCTGGGCAGACTGGCGGAACACAACTTCGGAGATAGCCAGCGCATTCTGGATAACGCCTTCGGCGGTCTCCCTGGTTGCGCCTACGGCCACCGCCAGCTGGTCGGCATTTTCGGCTATCGATGCGGCCATGTCCGCAACGGTCTGGCTCGTCTCAACAGCGTTTTCAATGAGGTCTTTAAACAGATCCGTCTCTTTGATCTGCTCCAGAATGGCGTCGGTAATATCGCTGAAATCGTCGGTTGGTTTACCGGACGCCTCAACAAAATCAGACACGCCAAAGGCGTTACGGGTGCGGACGTAGACATAATAGGTATGGTCGAACTTCAGCTGCTGGATGGTCCACTGATGCCCACGGCCGAGAAACTGAGTGTTGTTTTCGATATCGACGGTTGGTGGTACCGGCGTTTCCCCGGCGTACCAGAACTCGAAGGAGGTATCCGTAGTGGCAGTGACCGACATAACCGGAACCAGCGTCGCCTGCAGCGGACCCGGGATCCACTGAACCGAATTAGGCGGACGTGGCGCACCGATAATCAGGCTGACCTGCGTCTCGGCACCTTTCATCCCGTTCTCGTTGCGTCCACGCACACCCAGCGAGTAGCTCCCGGCATTCAGACCGTAGAACTCATAGCGAAACTGGTCGGTTTCGTACTGCGCAACGACCGCGCCAGCCTCGTTATAAACGCAGAGCTCAAACACCAGCTTTTTGGTGGTGGTGGCCGTTTCCCACGTGGCGGTAACCTGCACGGTCTCACTGTTGGTATTCAGGATGCGCAGGTTTTCAATGTTCGGTACCCGGTACCCGTTCAGAGTGTCATTCGGGATATCAAACACTGCGCCATCGTCAACAATAGCCTGCTTGTTCGGGTCATGCTGACCCGCAGTGATACTGTAAACGGAGTTGTTTTCCGTCTCGGCGATGCTCAGAATGCGGAATAACCGGACCGACACCTCGCTGGTGGAGATCGCAAAAACAGTGCCGTCACGTACCCAGGCGGGCGCATTGCGCAGGGTAATGTTGCGCCCCGCTACGCTGGCGATCTCATGCCTGCCCATTTTCCCGGTGCGATCCATAATCGACATACTGTCGCCCGGCGATACCAGCTCAGAAACGTCAGCATCAACGGAGATTACTTTCCCTGAATGGGCCATGATGCGCCCACCCAGGCGCGTCCCGGCATAGTTGTTGTCCATAATCTCAACAATATCGCCGGGTGTGAACCCAATGGCATCGCGCGCCATCTGGAATGTTAAGCGGCTGCTCTCCCGCTTTGCCGTTTCCAGCAGCCATTTCCCGGCGCGCCATGCCTGCCCGCGGGATGTACAGCCAAACGCTTCCAGCGTGGTCTCGTTATATATGCCCCGGGCGATCTCGTCATCGTCAGAAACGTACTCCTTCACCTGTTCCCAGCCGTTATCCGGATCAGTCCAGGAAACCACCACGGCATTGTATTTTTCGGCGCGCTTAACAGAGCTACGGGAAAACTTGCCGTCAACCACTCTGGCGTTTGTGATGGTGGCGATCGGATCCTGCGGCGCGTCCAGCATGACCGTCAGGCGCATACCATCCCACAGCGCAATACCCCGGAACATGCCCGCGATTTTATCCAGCAGCTCGCGCGCGCTGATTTGTTCGGTTACATAGGCGTTAAGCATCAGGCGGGGTTCGAGCCCACCGTAGCCGTCGTTTACCAGCTGGTCGCAATACTGCGACAGAACGTAGAGCATGCCGTCATCAACATCGATATAACCGGCACGCCGGGCCAGGCCAAACCGCTCGTTTTTCACCAGCTCGCGAAAAAGCCAGGCGGGGTTATTGGTCCATGCCTTTTTGAAGCCGCCCAGCCACAGCCCGGAATAGGTGCGGGTTACCGGATCGTAATTATCCGGCACATCGACAATCAGCCCGCGCAGATGATAGGTGCGGTTCGGTGTGTCAGTGTACTGGTCACGGTCGATTACGGCCCCGACCATAGCCGAGAACGGGTACGACAGGTTGTCGTCAGTGATTTCGGTGTAGCTGTTCCAGATGGTGCCGTTCGCCAGCAGGTCGCTGACGCTGTCCGGGGTAATGCGGCGGACACGGATATCGAACGGTTTGATATCCGGGGCATCGATGGTGTGCGCCTCCAGATATTCACCGGAGATCTTGCCGGTAATATTTACCGTCTTCTGAATTTCCCACGCGCCGTTAGCCGTGCGGGTTTCAATCACCAGGGTAACAGTGCTGTTTTGCTGATTGCCCTTGGTGTCCTGTTGCAACAGCCCGGTAACACCGATATTCAGGCGCACACGGGTCACGTCTGAGTCGCTGACGGTACGTACCAGCGGCGTATCAAAGGTTACATCCGCATTAACGATGGTTGATGCCTGGACTGCAGCGAAGCCATTAATCGGGCTCTGAAACTCTGAGCCCGGCCGCCAGGCAACGCTGATGCCGGGAATGCTAATATTACCGCGGGCATCGGTAACCGGCGTCTTGTTTAGCATAAATGAGGACAGGTGTTCCTGATCCACCGGGCCGTAAATTGGCCCCTCGGTGATGAGGTCCAGCACCTGGTAAAACTGTTTGGATTTGAGGTTATCGTCGAGGAGTTTGGGGGTTTTTGCTTTGCCGCCGCCAGAAGACATATGTTCACCTTAACTGATAGAAATATCCCAGTCCTGGTTATTCGACGTGTCGATGCCGAGGGATACCACGTTGGGAGCCACCACCATTTCACCCAGCAGAATCGGGACCGGATGACCCTGGCCGACACGGCTCTCGGTGCTGGTGAATGAGTTGTTGGTGATGGTGTTGTTTTCCGCTGCCTCGGCTGAGGTTTTGGTTTTCATGTTGCGGGACATGTACAGCGAGTAAGCAACCGAAGCGACTGACATCGTGATGGCCACGATGGCAACAATGGTGCCGGTTTCCAGCCCTGCTCCCTGCACAACCGGGACAAAGGTTATGGTGGCTCCGCTATCCAGCTGGCGGTCCATGTGTAAGCGCGCGTTATCATCGTCCAGCTCATCACCATCAATGCGGATCTGCACAGGCGTCGCCAGAAAAGCCTTTTTGAAGGCGCGATCCTGCGCCAGCAGAAGGCGCAGCCCCTGCGCAGGTGTATCGACGGCTAATTCGATTTCGCTGAAATATCGGCGTAAATGCCCGCTAAATTTAAATCGGAGCATCTTTCGTGCCTCCAAATAGAATGGGTTTGCCTCATAAAGGCCAGCCGATAATCCTCGCGCCTGCTGAGGTGCCCGGCGCAGTCGTGATGAAGCACCTTGCCGCTTTCAAGCAGGATCATCGCGTGGCAGGGGTCAGCGCCCGGGAATGGCTGGCGGATGATCACATCGCCGGGCTGTGCATCGCTGGCAGGGACCGGGTGAAAGCCATTGGCTGCCATATTTTTGATGTAGAGGTTTTCACCACGCAGCCACCAGCCATCTGTCCGCTCAAAGTCCGGCAGATCCACACCAGCCAGGTGATAGGCGTCGCGAAACAGCGTGTAGCAGTCTGTGACGCCATGCTGAAACCGGCGGCCCAGCAGATGTGGTACCGGGCGGAACTTACGCAGCGCACCGTTGCACGCCAGCCACCAGGGCAGACCTGTTACAACCTGCGCCCGGCGGTCAGCGCCGGACAGCACCGGGGAGTTCATCGGGTGTGAGTGAAATATGGCGGTCACCTCGCCCTCTTTCTCCGCCGCAAGCCAGTCGTCATCGCTGATCCGGAAATGACTCTCCGGACTGGGGTGAATGTTGCGACAGGGAAATAGCCGGGTGCCATCGATGATCAGGCCGCATACCTCATCCTGCGACGTGGCCGCATAATCGAGTAATTCCTGCATCAGGACACCTTCTGGGAGCCGGGGAAACTGCTGATTGGCATCGGCTCGGGACGCGGGTAACGGAAGCGGCAGCCGGAGCGGCGGTGTGAGCATTTATCTTTTGCCGGATCGGTGGTGGGGTTATCACGCTCATCTGCCACCGGTGGACCATCATAGTTACACCCGGTTCCGCGGTACTGCCACTGGCACACGTCGGCCAGGATGGTGCGCGCCGGTATGATGGCGTTATCGCAGTCCACAGGCGTCGCCAGCTCATACGTCACCTGCTCGAACGTCTCTTCTGTCATCCCCTCCACAACGTAGCGCGAGACCGCCTCCATTGTCGGGTTTGCGTCCGGGTTGCCGTTCGGGAAGTTCACCACATCCAGGTATTTAACCGGCACCTGCCGGCGGGTAACCACCACGCCGTAGAGATCATTAAAATCGTGGTTAATGCCGTAAATAAGTCCGGAGATATTCGCGACCGCCATTGTTGGCCGGGCGTAGGTGCCCTCGTTTTTAAACTCAAAGCCCTCAACAGCGATCGGGTACGCCGGGTAAGCCAGGCCGCGCCAGATGACATCGCCGAAATAACCGTTCGTGCCGGAATGAAAGCGGAGAACGTCGCCGCCGAATGGCTGCAGGTCAACCTCAAAGAGATCGATAAACGCGCCGACTCCGGCATCAACGCTGTCGATAATTAGCTCTGGTGGAATGTCGCGCACGAAAATCTCCCATAAAAAAAGCCACCCGGAGGTGGCTTAACGTGGTACCTGTTCAAATGTGGCCGTCAGTTCGTACAGCGGCCCGTTCTTGACCATGCCCCAGGATCGACAGACAAACAGCGCCTGCACCCCCGTATCGGATGGCGTCCAGTAGAAGGACTCGACCGCCATACGCGCCCGCAGGAAAGCTTCAGCCTCCTTTGCCGAGTTAGCCCTGCATGGCCCCCCTACACCGCGAAACACCAGGCTGTATTTCACCATCAGCGGATTTATGCCCTTAACCTGCCGCTGCTCGTACCCATCGCCCAGCTTAACGACGGCAACGTTCGGCGTGCGATCAACGCTGTAGCTCCGCTGGGGCTTCCAGGAAAATACTTCTGCCATCATTTCCTCCGGAGTACGCCATTGGGGCGTTGCTGGTCGATCAGCATTTTCAACATATCGTTGTTCCAGACCTTACGCATTCTCGCTAATTCCTCATTGCTTATCCCGCCAGTAGTATTGATGGTGAGGTTCATTACCGGGTTGAATGATGTAGCACCACCAGCCTTATCCGCCGGAATAACCTTCCCTGACGGGTTCGGAATAAACATCTGCTGACCGCCAGCCGTCTGGAATATCTCCGACTGGCCGTTTTCATTGATGCGGTAGGCATTGCCTGCAGAGACATTCCCGCCGTAACGACGCGCACCTGCTACCGCCATGCCTTTAGCAGCCAGTAGCGATCCCGCGTATGCAGTCTGACCTACAGCGTTAGCGCTTCCCATTGTTGCAATAGAGGCACTGATTGCCGCCGGAGCCCAGGCGGAAGCCGCCGCAGTTGCCTGGGCCATAGTTGAAGCCAGGGATGCGGCAGCGGCTGCTTGGCCCATCATCTGGCTTTTTACCCACTCAATACCCATCTGCACAAGGCTGCTTACGACACCATTTAGGATGGTTGTACCAATATTGGCGAAGGCCTCCTGAAGGCTTTGAGTTCCGCTAAGCAGGCCGGTAATGGCGCTACTCGCACCGCTCTGGAGGCCATCAAGGGAAGATGCCAGCAACTCATTAGCCTGGCTCTGGTTGCGGAAGATCTCCCACTGAGCTGCGATACGCTGCTGCTCATACTCCGTATCTGCAGCGTTCTTAAGCTCAACGGCCTGCTGGTGCGCCAGCACTCCCTGCTGCTCAAACTGCTGGATAAGAGCCAGCTGTTGTGCGTGCTGATTGGCAAGCTGCTGGACAGGATCAACCTCGCCAGCGGCTGTCTGCTGTGATGTTACTGCCTGACCAGCGCGGATTTTCGCGAGAGTGGTCTGATGCTCTTGCTCGAGCTGTTCTGATGCCCGGCTATATTGCTCCTGAGACAGAAGCAGCTGACCGTTCGCATTCTTTTGGCCCTTAAGACTTTCGAGGGCCTTTTTCTGAACATCAAAACTGGCATTCTCTTTCAGCTCGGGTATAGCATTTTGTATTAGCTGGCGCTGTTTGACTGCATTTGCAGCATCCCACTCTGCAGCTGCATATTTCCTTATTTCCTCAATTTGCCCAGATGTTGCGCTTTTATTGAGGGATTGCTCCGCCCTCAGCATGGCCTGTTCGCGGGATAAGTCCTGTGTTGCCCCGGTAGCGGTCTCTGCGCGCTGCTTATAATCAGCAATTTTCTGGGTATTGGCTTCCATCTGAGTGGCCGCGCTTTTACCCTGCTGCTCACTCTGCTGTTGAGCTTTACGACGTGCCTCTTCTGCTTTCTGAAGATCATAATTCTCTGCTGCCAAACGTTCTGCAGCCGCGATCTGGTTAGGGTTGTCAGTCACCTTAGACGCTGCCATTCTGGCTTTTGCTACTGCCCGCTGGCGTTCATCCTGTATTTTTAGGAGGTCGTTCTGCTCTTCAAGATTCAGGATTATTTTATCGCCATCGGCAGTCGGTGGGGTGATCTGCAATGATTTAGGGTTAAAGTTCTGTCCGGCCTGGTTGGCGCGATTGATCTCATCTGCAGTGTTACCGAAAGCTTTTGCAACAGCACCCTGTACGCGCGCCAGCGTATCCCCTTTTTCAATGAGATCTTCATGAACACCCATTGAGGAAAGCATATTATTCGTCAGCAGGCGGCTCGCTTCCGAAGCGGTATTTTCTGTTCTTGATAGTTTTTCCTTTTTATCAGCGAGATCTCGGATCTTTTTATTTAGTTCATCAAAAACTTCTACCTGACGTTGGCTAAACTCTGTTCCCTGACCCATCGAGTCAGCATAGGCCTGCGCAGCAGGAGTAAAGCTGTTATAGCGCTTTCGAAGCGATTCTATATCCGACTCTAAACCAGCTATTTCATCTTTCTGCGCCCGCATTGATTCATTAGCATCAGCAAGAGTTCCCCGCAACTGAGTGTTGCTCATCGATCTCATGGAGTCATTAAGCTTATCAAGCCCATCAGCAAAGGCGATCGCCTCCTGCCGTGCCTGTTGCGCTGTTTGCCACCAGTAAAGCAACGCTGATGCTGCAATCATTGCTACACCCGCCGGGCCGCCAATTAGTGAAAGAGCGCCACGAGCAAGGCCAAATCCCACCGATGCAGCGCGTGCCGCAGCCGCAGCTCTGGCGGAAGCTGCAGCCTGGGCGGTTTCTGCTTCCACCAGCGCCAGCGAAGCAGCCCGGGCGCGTGATTTGGCTGCACTGAGGTTTTCCAGTGCCATCATTTCGGCGTTACTTCCACGCGCAACATTCAACTCAGCCTGAGCAAGCGCAACAGCTGAGAATGCCGCCTCTTTGTCAGCAAGGGTTTTTCTTTGCGCTGCGTTAGCGGCAATAAGCAGTGACTGGGCTGACTGGTTCTCTGCCGCTGTCTGCTGGCGGGTGGCAGCAATGGATTGCAATTTCCCGCTGAGAGCATCCTTCAATGATCCGGCGTAACGGCCAGCCATTACCAGGGCGAAAGCTTTGGCAGCAAGGGTTGCGCTGTCAATGTAGCCCGTCATGGCCTCAGAGTTCTCAGAAAAGCTGAGGAGCGTATCGGCTGCGGTGATGATGCTGTTTGTGAATCCCTGAATCACTCCGGTCTGCCCTTCAACTGCAACCAGCATCGCCGTTACAGCGGTCCGCATCCTGACGCTGGCGTCAATCAAATTATTAGACATACCAGCAGCTGCAGCTGTATTTGCCTCAAGTGATTGTTTCAGGCCTTCGGTAAGATCCGAAGCTGTAAGCTTACCTGATGCGCCAAGGGCGCGTACTGCTGCTGCTGATTTGCCACTGGCTGCTGCAATATCGTTAATGACTGTCGGAATGGCAGTGGTGATGGACTCCCACTGGTCAGCAGATACGGTACCGGTGTTTATCGCTTTGGTGAAAGCACTAATAGCAGAATCAGCGCGCTCGGCAGATGCGGCGTTCTTCACGAACGCGTAAGACATGGAGTCCTGAACGTCAATCGCCTGTTCGGTGGAATAGCCCATACTGCGTAGTCCGTCAGCACTACGAATATAAAGCTCCTGGGCCTCTGCCAGCGATCGATAAGTACCATTGGCGGTATTAAGCAGGCGTTTTTGCACGCGCTCAAATTCATCCTGGCTGGCAGTGGCCATCTGTACGCGTTCCGCCATCTCCTGATAGCTTTGCACCATGCGGGCCATTTCACGCAATGCAGAAACCGCGATCAAAGCTTTGAGGGCAGATGCCAGCTTACTAAGCCCAGTATTCAGCCCGTCGGCAGCATCATCCGCTCTCTCAAAGCCGCGCTCCATGTTATTAGTTACGTCTTCCACCTGCTTATCAGCCTGTAAAAGAGCGTGAGTATCAGCTTTGATCTCGTAATAAATGCCGCCTACGTTTTCCATCCTCTTTCCTCCAGGCAATAAAAAACCCCGCCGAAGCGAGGTTTTAAAATTTTGACACTATCTAATCGTAGTTGTGATCTATTTGAGAAGGTCCACAACCATAAAATTTGTCACCTGCCTGTATTGAAAGCTTGTGCCGTTTTTCAGCAGGATTAAACCTAGCGATCATGGATCCGCCGTTGAATGTGAAACTATATTCTTCTCCACTCCAGCGGGGGTTACTACCCATGTTTACTGACCCAGCAAGTATCATTGCCGGAGTTTTACCTGTGATCATTGTGACATCGCCCCAAGTCATGCAGTTTGTAGTGAACGCATGCTTTTCAGTCAAAAAATAACCTTTGCCTTGAGATGGGGACATGGATTCCAGGAATGTCATCTCATCATTATTTTTTTTCTTATTCACTGATTCTTGGTCAACTTGACAACTAGTCCATTGCTCTGTTGTTTTTGAAATCCTATCAGAAATAGCAAAACTAGATTTATCTAAGCTTGCAACGTAAACTTTAGTTTTATCATCTGCAGCTATTAAGCCTGGCTTTAAATTGGTTAAATCCGGTGACACCAAAAATGAATTATTAGGCCGTGTAGCTTTGAAAGTTTTCCCATCAAATTCAACGCGCCCTTTTCCCAAAGATATCATTGGAACATCCATACCCTGAGATATATTTGCTTTTGCAAAATCACAAAGCAGCAAATCAGCACTATAAACATGTTCAGAAAATATAGAAAAAACCAGCACAGCTAATGTTTTCTTCATATCCCTATCCCCATCAGTAAAAGATGGGCTAATCCTATCAGGTGAGTGCGTCAGTGCAACGGGATGGGTGATTTATTGATCTCAACCTTCCGGATCCGTCGTGGCGCTCCGCTGTGCATCAAGCTCAACCATTTTATCAGCCCAGTCCATGACCTCGTCATAGGCCTTTTCCGTCGGGATCTTGTCTTTCTCCTGGGCCGGGAACTTGGCATTCATTGCGGCGCGGAAACTGGTCATTGTCATGCTCCAGGCGTCCGCCTCGCTCATGCCGAGGTGAGCAACGGTAGTGTAGACAAATGACCGGACATCAAATTTACTGGAATACTCTTTTTTCTGCCCTTTTAGCTGCTCCGGCGGCTGGTCGCCCATCACACCGTGGCGGATCAGGTGTCGGGCCAGCTCTATCACGTCGGCAACCGGTAGCAGGCCGGGCCGGTAGAACAGCTTACCTTTAGTCGTGATCTGGTAAGTGCCGATCAGCTGGCTGATGTTCTCTGTACAGCAGGCGGTAACCACCCGGGCCGCCGCCGCTGCCATCTCTGCAAAACAGCGGGCCAGAACGTCGCGCATGATAGTCGGCTCGCTAATGCGGTGCGTCGGGTAGTGCCCGGCGTGCACGGTGACGAACAGCCTGACGATATCCTCCGGCGCGCCGATCCGCGACATCGCCAGAAAAGAAGGGTTGAGGAATATCTCGCGGCCACCAGCGCGGATCACCGCCTGGCCAATATCAGTGATGACCTGCATAAAACCTCAAAGGGGCCGAAGCCCCGTAATTAAGCAGTGACTACGACGTTCGCGAAACCAGACGATACGCTGCTGGCCGTTGGGGACGACACGATGCAGGCATAGGTGCCGTCGTCTGCCACGGTCACACTGGCTTTGGTGTACGTTGACGCCGTCGCCCCGCTGATATCCTGACCGTCGCGCTGCCACTGATAGCTGAGGGAAGAGCTGCCGCTGGTGGTGGCCGCTACGTTCAGCGTCAGCGTGTCGCCTTCTTCCAGCGTGCGGCTCTGTGGCTGGGTCGTGATGGTAATGGTATCGCCCACGTCACGCACATCGACATTGCCCGCACTCGAGGCTTCCAGCGACCAGGTTGCTACGTCATCGTGGGGCGCTTCGTCCTGCCAGCTCGTGACGAGGAACGGCCCCTCGGTGATATCCAGCGGGGAGATAATTTTAAGCCAGACATACGGCTGGTTACTGGTCTCTGCTGGTGGGTTATAGGTATGGCGCTTCATGGCCTTCTGGCCGTAGATTGCCTCCTTGCGGCTCACGCCGTCACCTGAGAAAGACACGTTTTTATAGGTGGTTATGTTCTCCTGGGTAAATGCCGCGCTCTGGTCGCCCGTTGCATCAGCGGTTTCCCACTCCACGCCCGTGGTTTTGCCGCGCATCATACCGAGGCGCTTGTACTGGTTCGCTGCAGGCTGAACCTCAGGGCAGCCGATCGCGTAATAAACGGCGACAGCAAGCCCTGTGAAAGCACCTGATTCACATCCGGCCATAAGTTTTTACTCCGTTACTGGGAAATGATGGTTCTGAAGTTGATTTCGAAGGCCACGCGGCCCTCTTCGGTTCTGAAGGCGGGGACGCCGCCGACTGGTTGCATCAGGATGATGCATTCGGTCTGATACTCCAGGCTCATGGCCCGGCGGATAGCATCAGCATTATTTTCCACGGCATCGATACCGGGATCGTTCTGGCCGGTCAGCAGGATGATGCGGAAATAATCGCGGGAGATGGCTTGCTCGTCACCTCCGCCGCCGTTCTGCTGGATGATGAGATAGCGCTCGTTCTGTGAATCTTCATGCTCAGTGAAAAAGCGCTTCTGCACTCGGTAGCCCGTATCAAAGCCATGCTGCTGGAGCCAGGCGCGCAGAGCGTTATAAACCTCGCTGCGGGTCATAGTTTGTATCCTCGCCGGATGGTTGCCCGGATATCGTTCATGCCGTCACGCTCAAAGCCATTTTTCAGGAAGTCCGGCTCGCCGTTCGGGTCCCAGTAGTTGCCGTTGCCGTTCGCCCGCGGCTGCCCTTTAAGCGTGCCTGGTGCAGCGTTGACACGGGCAGCATAGCTGGCGGTGTAACCGGTACGGCCGGTCATGCCTTTCGGAATGGGTCGCAGTTCACGGAACTGGCTGTTGACCAGCGTGGAGGTGTCCATCGGCGTAATCTGGGCGGAATAGCCGATCCCCACAATCATTACCTCAGTGAGAACCCGCCCGGTCACCGGCCCGGCTATCTGGCCGAGCAGCTTTCTGGTGTTTATCTGAACGCTTTTGATGCCCTTAACCGGCATACTGACCTCCTGTAAAATCAGGCCCCGAGGGAGTTGCGGTTAGACGTCAGGATTTTGTAGTCGGGCTCCTCTTCGAAGAACGACATATCCCACATCTTGACCGCCCGGATCACGTCGCCTTTCGCCTTAACAGGATCTGGCTCCCCCGTGGTGTCGCCTACCGCTATATAATCGTTACGCAGCGGTTTACGCACGTCAGCGCCGTTGTGCTTAAGCTCAGTGGAAATAATCAGGTTGGTGGTGAACTCGACACCGGCATCGTCTGTGGACTCTTCCTGGTTCACCTCCCACGTGCAGTCAATGAGGTAAGGCTCGCCAGTCGCCCAGGTGCTGCTCCAGTCGTCATAGGTGCGTGGATAGACAGTGGCAAGGTTGGTGTAAACCCATTGTGCTGTAACGCTCACGGTTCCTCCCAGCGGAGTACTTCCGGCTTTGTGGCGGCGACCTCGCGGCAGAAGATGAACCACTCGCCGTTGCTTTTGACGTAGCCGGTCACCCTTCTGCCGCTGTCAGTCAGCACCCAGACCTTCGTAAACGGCTCCGGCAGGCGCTGCTTAACGGATATCAGGGCCATCAGCGGCCCCCGTTGCTCATACAGCCGCCCTTGCCGATCCAGATACCACCGAATGCAGGGGTAGCAGTTGGGTCCGGTGGGATGAGCGCCGTCGCGCAGCCGTGTTTATCCAGCCCGCGCAGCAGGTTCAGCGCGCCTTTCCACCGATCGGAAAAAGACTGGTAGCGGAACGACCGTGAAGCGCCGTTTGGCGCGGTCTGGCTGGAAAGATATTTATCACCCTGCCCCAGCCCCATCAGCGCCAGCAGATAAAGCTGGATAAGCATCGCTGTGGCGGCCGGATAATGCAGGCTCAGGCACGTTTCGATGCCGTTTACCTGCTCCACCAGCGCCGCCAGCACGAAATCAGGCAGGGTAATCCCCTGACCGCTTAGGTACTGCTGCGCCTGTTCGGGATTTACCATGGCTGACTCCTGAAATAAGAAGCCCCGCCGGAGCGGGGCATAAAAAAACCGCCTGAGCGGCGGCTGTTATTCAGCGGAGAAGAGTTTCTCGAGCTCACCGTCAGGCAGCAGCTCCGAAAGCTTTTCAGCGCCCAGGGTGCCTTTGAACTCGATCCCCAGCTCTTTCAGGCGGTCGGCGATAATCTCCTTACGGGATTTCCCATCGTTCCCTGCACCGGGCGTTGCCGGGTTGAGCGTGCCACCAGCTTCTCCACGCATCAGGCGGACGTTTGGTTTCAACGCCGGATGAAGGCTTTCAAACTCCACCACATCACCAACCGTCACGCCGTGCCAGGGGCGAATAACTTCGTACTTAGCCATGAGTTCTCCTTAGCCCAGGTCCGCGCCGTAAAGCACACCGGAGTGGCCTTCGTCGTCACGTTTGATCTGCAGGCCTTCCGCAGACATGATCTGGAAGTTGTAGTTGCTCTGCGGCAGCGGGCGCGGCAGCGGAATAACGCCGACAGCCATACCAACCAGCGGCGAAAGCACATCCTGACGGCGCTCGTAGGCAAGAAACTCGTTACCCTTGAGCGCGTAGGTCATGCGGATATCTTTCACCGGCATAAACTTGCGGATGGCATCCAGAACGGTACCGCTCACGATGGCATTTGCACCGTTACCGACCTCAATCGTGTACGGCTTCGAGAGGTTTGCCATGATCTCAGAGCTCAGCCACAGCACATCATAGGCGGTGACCTGGTTCGCGCGGGCAGTCAGCCCGAATGGGCCCGTAGCTCCGAAGAATGCCAGCGCCTGCGCCGGGGTGCAGGTGGTGAGATCGATGTTTACCCCACCAGCACCGGCTCCGAGGTTAATCTTTGCGGTATTGCGGTGGTTACGCAGCCCCTGAGACGGGTAATTCTGCACCTTGATGCTGGCATTCCCGTCCAGGTAGCCCTCAACACGACGCTTATGGAACTGGCGCATCTTGGCTGCCTGCGAATCCAGCGCGATATCAATACCCACCGTGTTCAGGCCAGCAGCAAGCCGCCAGTTCACACCATAACCGGCAGTATAAACCGGCACAGGATCACCATCGCTGTCGTAGTCGGTCTGATCGAAGGAGTATGGCGGCTGACCATCCAGGCTGACCTGCACGTCACCGGCAATATCGCCGACAACGGTGTACAGCTTGGCGGTTTTGCCGATGTTCAGAACCTGCATAACGCTCATCAGGTCGTTAACGATCTCCATCCCGACCTGCTGATCACGCAGCTGAATAACCTGACGGTCGATTTCAGCCCAGAACTCACGCCCCAGACCATCGCCCGCCAGGGCATTGGCCGCCAGCGTGTCGACATCCATTACGCCGCGGTACTGGTTGACCATAAGCCGGTGAGAGGTGTCCCAGATGTTGCGCTGGGACCAGAGGGAGTTCCAGTGCTGGTGAAGGCGACGGTTAGTCGCCAGGGTTTCACGGGAAAAATACATGTGCGTGTGTCCTTGAATTATGCGCCAGCGGCTGCGGCGGCAGTGCCGACACGCATACGAACGCGGATGAAATCAGTAGCGCCTGCCGCAATGGTGGCTTCGTCCTGGCTGTAGCCAATCACCGCGTCAGTGTCGTCAGTGGCCAGCGTGAACTGGCCAGCAGCACCAAGCTTGATCGGGCTGTCTTTTTTGTACGCGCCGGGCACGCACAGCAGTGCCAGTTCGCGCCCCTCTTCGACGTAATTACCCACAGCGGAATCGCCTTCCGGGATGACGTCACGAATGCCCAGGCCCTGATGATAGGCGCAGTCGATAATGTAGAGGCGTCCGGTCAGCGCGGTAGCCTGCGCAAACTCGTCTTCGCCATTGAGGATCGCCGCGGTGCCCGGCAGCAGGGCAGCGGCTGTGGTACGGGTTTCAGTCCTGAAAAGCGACTGCCCGTCGATATTTACGCGACGATAGCGGGATGCCATGCGCGGTCTCCTTTAAAGTTGGTTGCGGGCCGGTTCAGCAGAAAGTTAATCCGGGAAGTAAGTGGACGGGTCCGGCGCACCGGTTTCGCCCGGCGTCCGTGCAGAGTTACCCGCCAGCGGCGCGGCAGTGCCCAGCTTGCTGAACATCTCTTTCAGTGCCGGGCCTGACAGGGCGTTAGCCACAAGCTCACCGTGTACCGCCTGCACCGCATCACGCATCGTTTTTTCTTCAGCGCGGGAATTAGCGGTAAGAGTTTCAGTCAGCTGCTGCTGGTTGGCCTGGATAGCTGCAATGCTTTCGCTAAGGGGTTTTAGAGTCGATTCGTTATTAGCGGCGATCGCTTCACCAACGATTTTGCGAAGCAGTTCTGTATCTTCAGTGGTTAAAGGCATGTCGCCCTCCGTTTGGTGGTTGGTTGCAGGCTGGTCCTGCGGAGTGAAAAGAGATTTAACTTTGTTGGCTACGACGGTTACCCAGGACTCCTGGCGGGCTACCGGCGTTCCGGTGTCGTCGAAGGTGATTTTCCCACCCTCTGACGTGTAGCCGAACACCTGGGCAATGCCCCCGTTGCGGATGATGACCACCTGACTGTCGGTGAAGTCGGCCACCCAGGCGTATTCATTCTCGCCGGGCGCGAACCGGGCCTTAGCCGCACGGTCTAGGCGCTGCTCGCGCTCACGGTAGGATTCGCCCACCAGCGCCCCGGAGTTCGCTTTAAGCGGCGTCGCAAGGTCAGCGTTAACCATCAGGCCGACGCCTTTCTCCGGGCCTGCTGCGGGCAGCTCGTGAAGCAGGATGGCGTCGTGGTCGATGGCATGGATTTTCACTACCCACTTCGCGCCCTGGTCCTGCAGGTCTTTGGGTGCCGGGGTGCGCTCACGAAAAACGGCGACGCTGGACCAGATAGGATCGGTTGTTTCGCCTTTCTCGATGGCCTCAATGCGCTGCAGCAGCTCCACGCCGCCGGGGGACTCCATGGCCTTGTTCACGTCGATCCATTTTTCCGCATAAACGCGGTTGCCCTGCAGGCTGACGTTGCGATTCCACGCGCCAATAAAGCCCACGTTCAGCCCCTCAGGAGAGAATGCAGATACGAACTGGCCATCCACCATCGGGTGCCCCAGCGGAGCCAGGGTTCCCTCCAGTGTCCGGTAGTTCGCGCTGATCTCCGCCTCCGGATAGAACTCTTCGTTCATGATGACGTTGGCTGGCAGGGTATAACTGGGGATTACCACATGTTCCCGGCCATTGTAGGTCTCGCGGCGAATGGCTTTGTTATCGACCTTATGGTTGATATGAATCTGAGATGGCATGCTGATTTCTCGCTGTTATGCGGCGTGATGGTGACCGCAGCCGCAATGTAGATGGTTGGCGACAAGTCCGGCCTTCTGCGCCTTCTCCAGCCGCTTCTTCGCCATGTCGACGACGTTCGGGTTAAGCGGTTTGCCATCGGCATCCACCAGCACCGCTACCTGCGTGCATTTGCAGTTGATGGCGTTACCGTCAACGCTGTACCAGTCCCGCACCTCTTCGGTGGTATAAAGATGGGCATGGCGTAGCGCGTGCTTGCGGCGTGTCGTCGGACTAAGCGCTGAAAGGTGCATCTGCCGCGTCATGATGCCGTACCGGGCCTCGGCCTCGTCCGACTCATCCCAGCGGGCGCGACGCAGAGCCGTGGTTATTTCGGTCCGGGCGATACGCTTTGCGCGACTGATCTCCATTCCGGTCTGCTCAGTCAGCCGTTTGGCAATATCACGGGGGTTTTGGCCTCGGCCAATGCCGTCGGTAAGGATCCGCGCCATATCTGACTTCGTCCGCGCGCTGAGGTTTTTCATCTCCTCAAATACACGGGTGCGCACCAGCAGCAGACGACGCTGATAAGGTTCGCTCAGCAGCAGCTGCTGGAGGTTCTCCCGCCCGGCGGCGTATACCGCTGACTGCTGCGAAAGACTGGCGAACTCCTGCGCCGTGCCGCGCTGGTACGCCTGGTTAACGTAATCGCGCCAGAACCAGAAGTTCGTCTCGTTACCGCCATAGAGGATCTCATCCACCAGCGCGGAGGCGTTCTCCAGCAGCATGGACAGGAGCGAAGTATCAAGGTCGAAGGTGTAGCGAAGGTTTACAGCGGGTGATGCAGGTATGCGGTCGAGGATGCTCTGGTAGGCTTTTGCGATACGCTTGTTCCGCCTTGAGAACTCATTCATCGCGCCGCGTTCGAGTCGGTCAACGCCCGTCGGGTCGCTAAGGTTTCCGGGCAGAATCGGAGGTTTTGTTATCCTCTTCGTCTTCTTCTTCATCGTCATCCTCTCCCAGCGGTTCAGGTGATCCCTCATACCCGGCGGCCACGCGGATTTCCTCGCCCGTAAACGGCTGCTCGGCAGTACCTGCTGAAGCGCTGTTGATCTCGGCCATGAGTTTGGCGGATGCCAGCTTCTCAGCGCCGGAGCTGGCGTTCAGGTCATCCCAGATAACCGTCTTTTGTGGTACCGCGTCGAGAATGCCCAGCAGCACCAGCTTGTCGCACAGGTCTTCAATATCAAACGACAGATCGCCGCGCCGGGACTGGCAGCGCCCATTGAAATAGCGCTGGTCCTCAGTGCTGGCCCGCTCGCCCGTCTGCATGCCTACAAGGATTTTGGTCGGGATATCCAGCGCAGCTCCCGCTGTCTGCAGGTTTACGTTGTAGGTTGGTCCAGGGTCAGCGACAGCGGACACCAGCGGCGTCACCGTTGCGCCCTGAGTGGTCAGCAACGCATCGTTGCCCCGGTTAACCTCCACAGCGGCTTCGTTGAACTTCTCCTGCAGCTCATTGACATCAACGTTGTACATCGAGGCCAAGTTGGTGAAGTCGATCTCTTTATCGAAGTTGATATTCAGCTGGCGCGCGGCGTTCTTCAGGAAGGATTCCCCAGAGCCACCCTCCACTTTCTCCAGGCTGACGAAAGCGTTGTAGGCTGGTTCCAGAAAGCCGATCGCATCACTCGAGTAATCGCCCAGGATAAACACGCGGTCGGGATGCACATCCACGCGCCGGGTGCTGCCGTTCGGAAGGCGCTCTACGTATCCCCACATTTTCGGCTGCCCGTAGGTACGGGAGTTCAGCCCCGTATCCCATTCTTTGACCACCAGCGCGCCCGCCCAGGCGACAGTGATCTTTTCGAGTCCTTTGCCTTTAGTTGCAGGCTTATTCCACTCCAGATTGTCGCGAATGTGCAGCAGGATGCCGGAGTAGCGGCCCACCAGCCGTCGCAAATCAGCTTCGGCAAAGGTGCGCCAGAAGCGATGGGTAAAGACGGCTTTCGCCTTGCTCTCCCATGCAGTTACCTTGCGCGTTTCGTCAGCCTTCTCCCCCTCGATGATCTCAGGGTTGCTGAGCCAGCAGGTGCTGGTAATTTTTCGCACCGCGCCATGAGCGATGCCGCCGCGCCGGTACAGGCTGTAGAGGTCGTCAAAGGTAAGATCCTCTTTGAAGCCGTACTCGCACCATGCCGTGCTGCGCTTTGCATCCAGCCCCATCGTTGGGTTAGCCGCCAGCATACGGGCGCGCGCAAGGCTGGCATCGGCCAACGCATGGTTGACGGCCAGTTGAAGGTTATTGTTCATGCTGGGGTCCGTTTGATGGAATAAAGGCAATAAAAAAGGCCGCCGAAGCGACCTTGGGATAATCTGTTACGCTAGGACTTCACGGGTTCACCAACTGGTCCCTGAATTATTGAACTAGGTATTGTTGTTTCACCACTAGCCAATGAACTTCCAATCTGAACGAACCCTTCTATGTTTTCGTTACTGAATTTTCTTAGATCCGGAAACATAGCTTTCATCTGGTCAGTAGTAACGCCTGCATCATAACCACTTTTCAGTGTGCTGTAGCCTGAGACAACCTTCGCAGTACCCATTGGGTTTGTTAAGGCTGTTACTGTGGCATCAACTACTATGTTGAAGCCCTCTTTAATTTTCTTCTTAGTCATAATCATGTCTCCTGATAAGACGGCTGTTTCGCCAATGTAAGAAATAGATACAGCGAAACAACATTTCAAGATGAAAACGAATTTATCTACCCTGCAGGCGTTTTGGAATCATCATACCCATCGGCTGTGCGCCGCCGAGTTCGGTGAGTGCATAAACTGCGGCGTCGAGACGGTCGGGCGACTTTTTAGCAGTGGCCGGCACATACTCCATAAGCTGGTTTTCCAGCACGTAGAGATTGCCGTTGTGCGCAACGCGGCCCTGCTCATAGAGCGCAGATATCGGCTCTGCCCGGGCGTATTTCCCCTTACTGGCATGGACACGGATGATGCGACCCTTGTAACCGGCATTACGCAGCGTTTCTTCGGCCATATCGCCGCCCTGGTTCGTTTCGATAACGATCGCATCGGCTTCATGCTCTTCGTAAGCCCACATGGCCTTTTTGGCCCAGCCAGCAGGTGAATACTTGCCGCTATAGTCCCCATCAACAGAGAACTGCTTTTTATCACCAGAACCATACGCACTGGCCGCCACAATACCGGATTCGTCGCTTTCATCGCTGTTGGTTGCCTGCGGGTCGATGGCCACTACAGAGCGAACCTTGTCGAAACGGATCTGCAGGTCGCGGGAGCCGCTTATCATCGCCTCATTCCACAGCGCACCTTCAGCGTTGAAACGCCGCGGCTTCTGCATGTACTGTGCCTCGGCGGTGCGCCGGTGCGAGAACAGAGAAACACGATGTGTCTCGTTGTGCTTGAATGGCCAGAGCCAGCCATCAGGCAGCCCGTGGTCAATCGGGATAGCGTGGGAATTCTCCGGGTACTGCGCCAGGTAGGCCTGGCTGTTGTCGATGAGCACCGGAAGATTGAGGTGATGCCACTTTTCGCCGGAACCGCCGCGCAGCAGGTAACCACTCAGGTCGTGATAGTGGATGCGTTGCATGATCACAATCATTGGCGTCGTTTCGATCGCCAGACGTGACTTGATGGTTTCGTTAAAGCGGTTGTTAACGCCGTCGCGCACTATCTCGCTATAGGCGTCATCGGGTTTAACCGGGTCATCAATAATCAGTGCACCCTGCCAGCCTGGCTCCATGTGCCCGGCGCGGAAGCCGGTAACCTGTCCGGCTGCCGACGATGCATACACGCCGCCACCAAATTCGTTCCACCACATCGCCTTGCTGTCAGCATCATCGCGCAGCGACATAGGCCACATGGCCTGATAGGCCTGCGATTTGATCATGCCGCGCGCGGTCGATGAGTTTAGCAGCGCCAGCTGGTGGGAGTACGACAGGTGCATGAAGCGGGCGCGCTGGTTGAGCGCCAGCCCGCGCCCCATCATGTTGATGGTGGCCAGCTCGGTTTTGGTGTACCCAGGCGGTACGTTGATAATCAGACGCTGAATTTCGCCATCTATCACCCTGTCTAGCGTCTGCTGAATCACCCGGTGATGCGGCGCGACAATCATCTTGCCGCCGGTGCGCTGCTTGAAGAAGTAGCGCGCGTAATATAATCCGTCCTCCACGCACTCAACGCGGCGGGCGAAAAGCTTTTGCTCAGCAGTCGTCATCCTCCAGCATCTCCCGCCGCGCAGCTTTGTAATCGTCTTTGTTCATGGTGACTGTCTCGATAGCGCCCCCATTCGGCCCGGAATGCTCGAACTTATGCTTATTGGTGTATGCGTCACCGACTTCTTTGGCGGCCTGCTCGATGATCTGTGATGCCAGTGCAAAGTTCTTCATTCCCTCCGTTTTGGTCGCCATGCGATCCAGCGCGCGCAGCCGGTAAGCTTTGTTGGCGATCGGGATATCAGAGATTTCGTTCTGGAAGCGGTCACGGGTGGCGTGAAACAGCTCAACCCATTTTTTTGCCAGTGCCTTGCCGCTGACCTTTGTCGGGTCATGAGATTCGACCTGCTGTCGGGTGACATGTATGCCGAATTCCTTCTGGACGGACTCAACTACCTGAGATGGGGTATCGAAGCACGCAACAGCTTGAATGATGAAGGCCTTCACATCAGGTTTCAGTGCAGCCATAAATCACCACTCGTCCTATACAGTCCAATAATTACGCCAACTTAAGCAGACAAGTTCCGCATGCCCTGGCGATATCCAGATGGGCAACCTCAGCAGGCCTGTTTGCAGCGTCCACCAGCTGCTGCACATCCCGGCTGGCTCCGTAGCGCCGGACTACGCCGACAAACTCTTCCACATCGTGGCCACGTAGTTTCAGCTTGGGCTGCCCTTCACGTGTGAACTTTGGCGCGCCAAACTCATCCGTCTCCTGGGCGATGTGGTAAAGCTCGTGCTCCACCAGCGCGCAGAACTCCAGATCCGAACACTGAGCGCAGTAATCTGCCGCCAGAGTGATGATGTAGTCAGGGATGCGCCCGAACCATTCATACATCTGCTGCTCCATACGGGCTTTTTGCCACCCTCCGGCGCGCATCATCACCTCTTCCGCCTGGCCCAGCACGGTTCGGCCCCTCTTATCGAAGGCATTAGACGCCCAGAGGAAGCACAAATCAGCCTCCAGCAGGTGAGCATGGTCAGGGTTATGCAGATTGCCGTCCTCGCTGAGGATCTCAGCATGTAGCCATTCGTGAACGCCTTCGGCGGGAATGATGCGGATGTACGGTTTGAAGTCGGGGTTATCTACAAACAAGTGCGGCGGATATGGTCGTTGTGTTGCGTCACTATGCATGATTGCTCCATAAAGCCATTACGATGCCCTCCAGCGGAAGGCATGGGACTGGCATTAAAAACACCCCGTTAGTGCGAGGCTTGAGCAGCTCAAACGCGACAAATTACATAACAAAATTGAAGAAATTTCATGTTAGAAGCGCATAATTTACCCACAGATTTAGTACTATGTAATTGCAACCAATTGATTAGATTTTATATAAGGAATAATGCATGTCAGATTTAGAAGAGCGTATTTCAAACCTTGAAGAATATGTTGATCGGCTACAACTTGACTGCCACGCTGCCAAGGTCGCTATAACTGTAATATCTACAGCCTATAATGGCCTAGGTGGCCAGCCTGGTATGCTAGCTCAAGCTTTTGAAGAAGGTATTAAGCAACGTGGTAACATTGAGTTCGATAGTGACGCCCCTGAGGGATATCAAGCCTTATTGATAGAGAAAGTAGCAGATCTTCTTTCTAAGGCAGACTAGAGCTGATTAAAGCCACTCATTTAGTGGCTTCTTTATAAAAACCATCTGAATGTAGTCACCCTTCTTTCATTATCGCAGGTCTGATGTCGCAGCCTTCAAAGTGATAATCACCGTACTCGGTGCGCAGTTCTGCATCCACTTCATCAAAGATCCGGTCATACAGCTGGCGGGTCGGTTCGTTCTCCAGCGCTCGCACGAAGTGGATGCCCTGGCCGTCTGGAACTGCGACAGTAGAGAACCGGAACGTAAGCTGCCATACCGCTACTTTGTTCAAATCCAAAGGCTCTTTCATATCCCCTCCGTTGCAATAAGCTGCGGTCAGGATAGAGCATTAACGAGCGCCACAGTTAGCGCGCCACGCTTTATTGTGAGCCAGTACATCTTTTCGGGTCTGCGGATCCATAACAGTAACGTCATGCGCAGTCACGTAAATTGGTTTTACCCAGTCGCAGGCGGTATCAATGACCATCGGGACGCTGCCATTCTTCGAGCAGCTCCCGAGCAACGTCGCCATCAGGCATATGGTTAACAGTCTGCTGTACATCAGCGGCCTCTTTCGTAACGTCTACCCGGCGATCTGCCGCTTCTTTCGCTGCGATGACTTGGTGCCCGGCTTCTCGCTCTTTGGCGTCGGCCTGCCCTTCGGTCTTACCCTGCGATTTGCCAACATGTAGCGCGCCCACCAGCAGGAGCACCAGAGTTACGATACCGCCGACTATAGCTTCGAGTGCGCCCATTATTTTGAACCCGTTACCGCAGGCTGTTTAACCAGGCGGGCGACGATGCCGCATACAGCAACTACGGCCGTAATGCCGCCCATCCAGCTGGCGGGGATCATCGCCTTTACATCGTCAGGCAGCTGCGACCAGATAACCGGTATAGCGCCTGCAACGGCCAGAGCCTGCACAGAGAAAAGTTTCCAGCCCTTCTGCCAGTTTTCGATAATCATCATGCCCCCAGTACGCGTCTTGCCCGGTTAAATCGCTCTAGGCGATCAACCCGGCCATTCTGTCCGCCATTGATAATTTGCGTAACTCTGCCGATATCGCCCGGATATTTCAGGCAGCCACTGGATGCAAAAAACCACGCCGCCGAACGTGCTGCGTGAGCATCTGCCGCCAGCAGATCGGGTGCAGTAACGAGATCGAGCTTTAGCGCCGTGCCGCAGCGCCGGTAATTATCCAGCCCGGTGACCTGAATCAGCCCCCTGCCACGGTATTTCCAGCCATCCTGTGGGCCTTTATTACCCAGCCGTTTGCTGTAGACGAGATTAGCGATCGCACGTTGGCGCTCCACCGGTAACGCTTTTTCATCAGGACGGCGGCCGAGCATGTTCGCCTGGTCCCGCGTGATGCGCCCCGCGCGTATAAAGTCAGCCAGCCCCACCACGCTGTAGTTAAAGCTTTCCACCAGCGCAGTAAAGCTGTTCGATTCATGGCCCACCTGAGCAATGAACATCGCCTGATGAACTGGGGCGGTAATGCTGAACTCGCGCATGGCCGCGTCAATATGCGGGAACCAGCGCGCAGCTAATCCGGCGCTGATGTTAGCCGCCTGCTGAAAATGTTCTAGGTTCATTCTGGCCTCAGTACATAGAAGAGCCGCGCCACATTACCCCGTGCCCGGAACACGGCGGCGCAGATGATCAGGTTCATGGTGACGGATGCCCAGTGGGCGTGCAGGTAGTAATCGAACATAAATCGGAACGGTACCGAGGCATATGCCAGGATGATCAGGTATGCCATCCATGACGCCCACCAGTTATGTCTTCCGCCCGGTTTGCGAAACATCATCAGGCGCAGAACAATCGCGGTACACGTTACGACATTGGTAAGTACCAGCGGATCACTTGTTACCATTGGTTCCTCCTCTCCACCTCTGCAGGAACGTCCACGGATCCTGTTCACTGATGTAGGTCAGTATCTTGATGGCCACGACTGAGAGAACCACAGCGCCAAGCGCATCAAGCGGTTTTTCGGTGTACTGGGTCACGCTGGCCAGCAGAGAACCTGCCAGCCCTGATCCGTATACCCCTACAAAATAGGAAACGATGAAGTACGCGCTGCGGCGGAAAATAGTCAGGTCTGCTGCGGTGGCCACGTAGAAAACGGCACCAGCGAACGCGCCGAACACGACACCGTAATCGGTGCCGGTCAGCAGTCCGTACACGCTGGCTCCTGTCAGTGCGCTACCAGCGATTACAGACCCTGATACAGGTTCGGACATTTAGCCCCCTCATTATTGCTGTGGATCCTCTCAGATGAGGGGAATAAAAAAGGCCCGCCGAAGCGAGCCTTAGAGGTATGTGAGGTAGTTGAACGCTATTAAGCGGCGTGCAATTCCAAGGATTTACCCAGCGCCGCCAACGCTTTCTGGATGGTGTCGATTTTAGTCGAGTGATGCAGATCGAGGATGCGGGTTACTTCCTGCGGGCGCGTGTCGATCATGCGCGCCAGTTCGGCGTTACTCACCCCGCTTTGCACAACGGCATTAAGCAGCAGCACCTTCGCCGCCACGCTGGCGGGCACCTCCACGAACGCTTCCCCCTTGCTGGATGGAGGCGGGATCTCGCGCCGGTCTTCAAAGTAGAAGTCCAGCGCGGTTACCAGAGCATCCTGCGCCATTGCCAGCGCTTCCTCTCTGGTATCACCGCCTGTTAACGCTTCCGGTATATCGGGAAACATCACCGCGCACCCTGTTTCATCGCAATCGAACGTTACTGGATATCGCATAAATGGTTAAGCGAAGCTCCGCGAGAACCAGCCCCGAAGGGCTGGTTTTATTTCAATCCGAGTTGCTTAAGAATCGCTTTCCTAAGCGGCTCCGGTAACTCTTTGCCCGGATGCCTCGGCATTATCGTCTGCCTGCCGTTGAGGAAAATTTTAAGATGGTTTGTGCCGTCCTTAAATTCTGCCCCTTGCCCTGCAAGCCAACGCTGGAATTCGCGTTGCTTCACTTCCTCCTCCTGTCTGTTTAACTTGAAATCAAGTATAAACATTTTTGTTTATATCGACAAGAGTTTTATAAACTTTTTTGTTTATGTTCGCAGGCATAAAAAAACCCGCGCGAGGGCGGGTTTCTGTTGATTCTGGTCTTTAAGACCGCTTGCGATAGAGCTTTGCGAAGCATACGTACATTTAGGCTTTTTTTGGCTCACTTTGCAAGTTAAATCTTTCAGTATTTGTGCCGAACGCGTCACACATTGGCCTGTAAAGTATCGATTCTGCCAGACTTAGCCACATATCGATCCGACGACGGCACGTCATATAGCCCCAGTCAGGGTGCCTTTCCTGTAATTCCTCCGCCATCTGCCGTTTGCTCTTATGCCAGCGGTAGCGCTGCGCCAGTACGCCAACCAATCTGTCATGCCCCTGGCTTGTCAGCACAGCGCTAATCACTCCATCAATTTTTAAACCCTCATCATCAGAGCAAAACACCAGGCCGCTTTTATTTTTGCCGTTGAGAATTTCAAGGAGGAATACCTCCAGCTCCGGCTTTGATATACCTGCCTTCTTCATTCGCCGCAGGGCTTCATTGATCGCGCTTTTGCTCACCGTTTTGCTGGTCAGTAGCTGATTAAACATATTCCCGGCACTACCGCCGCCGATATAGGACCAGCGGCCCCACATGCGCAGCTTGCCCTGGATCCAGACGCTCTCCAGCGTACGCAGGCGCGCATGCTCCCCTGCTTTGCCAACCTCTGCCGCGTGAATCATGCCTCTGCCCCTTCCTGTGTTTTGATAATGATTTGCCCTTTTTCACCCCAGATCTTCGTCACCCGGCCATCCCAGATGCGGCTGTCCTCATCGAAGATCGCATCCAGCAGCGCCTTCTCAAGGTTGTCCTTGTCTGGTTTCTGCTGATGCGGCTGCCCGTCGTGCTGCGTGCGCTTCTTCTGGCTCCAGCTTTTCGGCATCGGGATTACAAACGTGACGTGATAACCAGACTCCGGCAGCGCGACGCCCAGCAGCCGCACCTGCGCTTTATAGACCCAGTAAGCAGCAGTCGCCGGGCGCTTGTGCCAGCGATCGCGCTGCGTCATGCGGGGTTTGCCAATCGGCGTAATGTCGTAGATTTTCATGCGGGTACCACCAGCCCACGGCGGGCAATCTGGATCAGGGTCAGTACAATGGCACGATCCATCAACTGGCGGCGTTCGTCGCGCGTCAGCTTGTTGCCGTTGTCGATACTGTCATGGCAGCAAACGCAGAGCGCGGCGCTGGCGCAGTCGTCGGTTTTCAGGCCTGTCCCCTTCCCTTCATTCCGGTGCGCCACCTGAGTGCCCCAAGCGCCACATAGTACGCACTGTTCGATCTGGCCGACGGCGGCCAACCATTTTCTGCTGCGGTATATTTTGTTCATCGCCATCATCCCTAGAAACTCAGCAGCTGTGCGGCGGCGTTCTCGGCCTCCGCCTCGCTGCGGAATGCGCGGGAGAGGATCCAGCGCCACAGCACGTCGAGCGCTGCGCGATAGAGCTGCTGGAACTCCTGCTCGTCCATGTTGGCGAATGCGATGCTTCTGGGGTGTTTACGGAGGGTGCCGTCGGGCAGCTGGATGGCGTCGTAGTGACCAGCCTCAACGATCACCCATGCACGATAGGCGTCAAACGATTTGCAGATGCTGATGCTACCGGCGCGGCGATCGGCGATGCGCGCCAGGTACTGCTCAGCGGCATCCAGCAGCGCCCCCACACTCCCACCGTACGAGGCCAGGAATTTGGCATAGCCAGTTACCAGCCTGCGCTCGTTAGATGAGATCGCCCCGCCAGTAGGCTCCCAGTATTCATAGCCCAGGTTAAGCAGCGCGAAAAATTTACGATGGAAGGCTGGGTTACGCAGCTGGCGGAAGTCCGCCTCGAGCACCGCGCCGAGCTTACATTTTGAATGCAGAAAGTCGCTGGTCTCCTGCGTAGCAGGGATCAGGATATTGGAGGAATGCTTGATAAGTTGTAATTGCTGCGCCATGGTGTTCACTCCGTGGCGCTGCGAAGCTCCGATGCCGTTGTTCAAGCGGCAGGTTTATTATGGCAGCCTGGTGTTCCGCTGGTCAATCAATCCAGCTTGCTCAGCCATCTCTAAAAACTCGTTTAGTGTAAGCAAGAACTGTTTTTCTCTAACCCTTTCCAGACTGACGATATGCCCTTCTTCACAGTCAACAATAAACCTGCCTCCTTGTCTGATAATGCTAATCGCTTCGGCTATGTCTAAATTCACTAAATCCCCCAGAGCGACATACAGACGCAATTGTCAGAAATCAGCAGCCGGGCATGGTTAATTTGAGGTTGTTTCGGAAAATGCAGGCTGCAATAAAACACAATTAGTAAAACCAGTCGTCAGCGCTTTCCCAGGTCTCCTGCAGAATCGCCTCAACAGTTTTTTTCTGCTCTTTGTCTCCACCCATCACGCTGAGGCTGTCAGTGGCTGCGCGGCGAACAGTCAGTTTGCACTCTGAGAACTGATTATTTAATCGTTTTGTTAACTCGCTCTCAAGTGCTGTCATAGCGCCGTCCGGCAGTTTTTTTGTACGTTCAATAGTGACTTCTACACGCATAATGTTCCCCCCCACTGGAATTACTGTATAAATAAACAGTACACTCAATGGTGAGAATGATCAACTTGTTAAGCGCACTAAATGCTCACTGCCTATCTTAAATTGTTTCATCTAAGCTATTGAATAAAAAAGCCACAACGAGTGTGGCTTGCTTTCAGTTAGTTCAGCAGCAACATAAGAAGGATGCCGGATCTGCATAAAATTATATCACTTCACACGATGACCGGATTCATCAATCACCTTCTCACCATCTTCTTTAATGAACGATCCTTTCTGTGGTTCAGGCAGTATATCCAGCACCATTTCCGACGGGCGGCAAAGGCGGGTTCCCAGGGGCGTGACTACAATCGGGCGATTAATCAGGATCGGACTCTGAAGCATGAACTCAACCAGCTGGCTGTCAGTGAACCTGTCTTCTGCAAGGCCGAGCTCTTCGTAAGGTTCTACATTTTTGCGAAGAAGATCCCTCACAGTTATGCCCATATCCGAAATGAGCTTTAGTAACTCGTCACGCGACGGCGGTGTTTCAAGGTACAGAATAACGGTAGGTTCAACACCGCTATTCCGGATCATCTCCAGCGTATTACGGGAGGTGCCACAGGCCGGATTATGATAAATGGTAATATTGCTCATATCAGTATCTCACTACATTGTGAAAGAGAGACGTAACGCCAGCGCTGCAAGCGTCACAAACAGAACTGGCACAGTCATGATGATGCCTGTCCGGAAATAGTACCCCCATGTAACGGTCATGTTTTTTTGTGTAAGTACATGGAGCCAGAGGAGTGTCGCCAGGCTACCAATCGGGGTAATTTTTGGCCCCAAATCGCATCCGATAATGTTGGCGTAAATCATTGCTTCTTTAATCACACCTGATGCCGTACTGCCATCAATTGAAAGTGCGCCAATGAGTACGGTAGGCATATTGTTCATTATGGATGACAGGAATGCTGTTATGAAACCTGTTCCCAGCGTAGTAACCCATAAGCCCTGTTCAGCGAGTACATTCAGCACACCGGACAGGTACTCCGTCAGTCCTGCATTCCTCAACCCGTATACAACCAGGTACATTCCTAGTGAAAAAATCACGATTTGCCAGGGCGCTCCACGCAACACTTTTCCGGTATTAATCGCATGTCCTTTTTTTGCCACAACGAACAAAATTAACGCACCTGCTGCTGCGATTGCGCTGACAGGTATCCCCAAAGGTTCAAGCACGAAAAACCCGGCAAGAAGGAGCAGGAGCACAATCCAGCCTGTTCTGAATGTTGCCAAATCTTTAATGGCGCGGGCTGGCTCCTGTAGTTTCGACTGGTCATATACCGGCGGGATGTCCCTACGGAAAAAGAGATGCAGCATGACCAGCGTTGCCACAATGGCGGCAATATCGACCGGGACCATAACCGAGGCATATTCTGCAAATCCCAACTTAAAGAAGTCTGCCGAGACAATATTCACCAAGTTCGAGACTATCAGCGGTAGGCTGGCAGTATCAGCGATAAAGCCAGCAGCCATAACAAATGCCAGCGTTGCCTGCTTGCTGAATCCCAGCGCCAGCAACATGGCGATAACTATGGGTGTCAAGATCAGCGCAGCACCGTCGTTAGCGAACAGGGCAGCTACAGCCGCACCGAGAAGCACAATGTACGTAAAAAGCAGTCGTCCCCTTCCATTGCCCCAACGGGATACATGAAGGGCTGCCCACTCGAAAAAGCCAGACTCATCCAGCAGGAGACTGATGATAATCACAGCAATAAACGTCGCTGTTGCGTTCCACACAATATTCCATACTACCGGGATATCGCTGATGTGGATCACACCACTGACCAGCGCCAGAACTGTACCTATGCTGGCGCTCCATCCAATACTCAACCCTTTCGGCTGCCAGATCACCAGAACCAGCGTAAACAGAAAAATCACACCTGCCACTAACATCGCTTACTCCATCACATATGATTTGCTACATGCATCCCAGTTACTTAACACGTGCCTAGTATTGCCGATTTAAACCTGTCGCGGGTTTCATCCCGCAGGCAGTTCCAGGTGTCATCAATAATGGTCGCCGCCCAGGCTGGCATATGAGGAGACAAGCGATAGTGAACCCACTTCCCCTCCCTTCTGTCGGAAACAAGGCCATATTCCCTGAGTATCGCCATATGTCGCGAAATCTTGGGTTGCGACTCACCCATTGCTGCGCAGATGTCACATACACATAACTCTCCCGACTCCCTCAGCAGCATCACAATAGACAGCCTTGTTTCATCGGAAAGCGTTTTGAAAAGCAGAACCGGATGTAGCATTTTTATCTCCGATAGCGTTTAATTACACATATGGTAAAGCATATATGTAATTATTTAAACAAACTTCAAAGCTGAGGAATGTACTGTGGAGAATTATCCTGCACTCGACCCCGCGTATTTTGACAGGCACATCGCAAAGCATTTTCAGGCTCAGAACGCACCTCGCATACTGGTTTTATACGGCTCGGTACGCCAGCGCTCCTACAGCCGCTTTGCTGCTGAAGAAGCTGGCCGACTTCTGACGCAGATGGGCGCGGAAGTGAAGGTATTTAATCCGTCAGGCCTGCCTCTTCCTGATGATGCTCCTGAGACCCACCCTAAGGTGGTGGAACTGCGTGAACTGGTCAGATGGTGCGACGGGATGGTCTGGAGCTCGCCAGAACGCCATGGTGCAATGAGTTCGGTTATGAAAGCTCAGATTGACTGGATCCCATTAAGTGAAGGCGCTGTCAGGCCATCACAGGGTAAAACGCTTGCTATTATGCAAGTGTGCGGAGGTTCGCAGTCATTTAATGCCGTTAATCAGATGCGGATCCTTGGCCGCTGGATGCGTATGTTCACAATTCCTAACCAGTCATCAGTCCCAAAAGCCTGGCAGGAATTTGATGAGGATGGGCGCATGAAACCATCCCCATGGTATGACCGAATTGTTGATGTCACCGAAGAGCTTTTCAAAATCACACTGATTTTAAAAAGCCAGACCGAGTATCTTGCCGATCGCTACAGCGAGAGAAAAGAAAACAATAGTGAACTTTCAGCGCGTGTTAACCAGGCGAAAATTTGACCCTCCTAGTGCGCCGGGAGATCCCCGGCGCGTTCAATCTCTGCGTAAACCAGTTCAACCTCGGCAGGCCAGACTGTTTCCGCGTCCACCAGCAGCAGGCGCTCCAGCTCAATGATGCGGCTGGTGGCGTATTGCAGGAGCGGATCCATTAGCCCTCCTTGCCCGGAGCTGTCGTAATCATGGCGGCGCGGCAGGCGTCCCATATTTGCTGTGCGTCGACATCGTCAAAGAGCTCATCAGAATGCGACGCCAACAGGTCGCGAATCGCTTCCGGGCATTCTTCAGGAACTACTGCCGCAGACGTCAGCGCTGCCAGTGCCGCCTCGTGAATAACGATGTCCATTTTTAACGCGGTGGTGCGCGGTAATTTTGCAGAAACTTCCCTGAGTAGCTTCAGTTCATCCTGTAAATACGCTATCAACTGCTCGTTGGTGAAGTCAGTTATACAGCCTCCCCGTCACGTAGCTTCCTGGCGATACTCAGCAGGTCTTCGCGAATACACAACCCGTTTTCCTGTGGGTCATCGCTTCCCCCGGTGACCACCTGCGGGTGGTAGGTTGCCGCCGCCGTCTCAACGCCCTGCGCTTTCAGCTCGTTAACGGCTGCTGATGTCGCTGGCTGCCGCAATACCTCCAGTGCGTCATACAGTAGCGCGGAGGCCGGGTTCAGCGATTTCTGCACCGGCTTGATGCCGCTGGCGCTGTACTGCCAGACCAGCTGACCGATGATTTCGGCGCGGGCCACGTTGTCCGCCGTCAGCGCATCACGCTGTTTGGCCGTTTCACGCAGCGCCGCCGTAGTGCAGTCCAGCCGTTCAGCCAGGCGAGACATCATTTTGGCGATGTGGATGATCGGCGTGTCGCTGCTCAGCGCCTTAGCAAACTCATGGCCCACCGCGATCAGCTCTTTGTTGTTCTGTAATTCACTCATGCCCGTGCACTCCCAAAAATTTTATGAATTTCGTAGCCCTGCCAGTTCTGGCGGCAAACGTCCGCAATGGATGGCCCTGATGGCGCTGGTGTCACTGCTTTCGCTGGCGGCTTTGCTTTTGCCGCTGGTGCTGGTTTTGCTGGCCGCATTGCTGGTTTGGGTCGCTTGATGTTTGACTCCCCGCCTGGCAGCAGCGTGAATACCGGGTGATGCGCCTCGCCTGTGCGGAGAACCACAGAGCGCCGGATCAGGTGCAGCAGCAGGTTGTGGGCTTTTTTGCAGTCGCATCCCAGCAAGGCCTGCACCTGGCGCGGTGTGACGGCCTGGTTTTCGCGTAGGTAATCGACAATCGCCCAGAGTGATTTGCTGGCCATGATCAAACTCTCCCTCCTTTGAGACCGAACTTCTCCCGGATCTCCTTCACCCGTAACATATTCTGCTCGCGCGTCAGCGGTTTGCCGCCCAGCACGGGGAGGCGCGCAACCGGTTCGGGAAGCTCTTCACCATGGCGGATACGCTTGATTATCTTCGTGAGCTCATCACCTGCTTTGCGGTTTAACTCCATATCGCTGAGGCCAGCAGAACGCATCTGCTGGTACAGCGTGGTAACCAGCCAGTAACAGGCGCGGAATTTAACGGTGTGAGGCGTGATGCCATGATCCGGCCACGGGTAGGACTCGGCGTCGTGGTAGCGGCTCCGGTTGCGGCAGTATTCGTATACCAGCGAAACGAGCTCATTCTGGTCAGGAAGCCCGAGAGCGGCGCTATCCTCCGCTTTGCACCAGGCGACAAACTGCCCCGGTGATGGCAGGAATGGTTTTTCCTGGCGACGGGCAGCGCGCATACCGGCGTTGATTTGTTCCAGGGTAGTAATGCCGTTTTCTTTGAATGCCCACAGCCACTGGCGGCGCATTTCGTCCAAGTCTTCCTGGCTTTTACTGGCCAGCAGAGGGAACGTGGCGCGCAGCTGGCGGAACAGCTCATTAAAAATCTCTGCCGTTTTTGCCATCTGCTGACGTGGCAGTTCGTCCTGCACCTCTGGCAAACCGTGAGCCATACGGCGCATGTTTTCGCGATCGAAATCGTGCATACGTTCAGCAATGTTTTTCATCAGAGCACTCCGTTAATCCAGTCAGTGTTGTCCAACGCGCCAGTACCTGTTTTAGGCTGCGCCTGTCCAGGGTTGCGCAGGCGCTGTGTGGTCAGTTTGTCCCACTGCTTTCGCAGGCTTAAGGGGCTGAGGATGTTGCTCTGCCAGAACGGGTCTTTGCTGGCCCACTGGAGCAGCTGGCAGATGTCGTAATGCGTACGGTTGTCCTGGGTACGCATCAGGCGAATGGTGTTAGCCCACTCAGCCCAGCTGGGCAGAGAGAGACTGGCGTTGACTTGTTGCAGCTGCGCAAAAATCCACTGGGCGGCCTTGAGATCGTCAGCAGTTCCCCAGGACTTACCGGCGGGCGTGTATATCCCGTCAGCAGCTTCCGGATGGCGAGAGAGAAATTTTTTGGTAGCGTCGTTTCGGGATTCGTCAGAATTCCGGGACGAAGATCTTTTAATACTGTTCTTGTTCTTGTATTGGGTGTCTACCGTTTCCGGGAAAGGTTTTCCCGATTGCGGGAAGGATTTTCCCGTTTTCGGTGAAAGTTTTCCCGTTTTCGGTTTGTCTAAAATCCAGGCAGATAGCTCAGTATTTATACCGACAATTTTCATCACACCCTGCTTGTGAGCGAAGATGATTTTTCGGGCTGCCAGCGATTTGATAGCGTCCGAAATATGCGAATCACCCAGGTCCGTCAGCTCAGCTATAACCGTATTTGTCACCCGGTCTTGCTTCTTGTTCCATCCATAGGTAAGCCAGATCACTGCCTCCAGACACTGCCATTCCCGCCCGGACATACGCAGTCTGGGCTTGAGCTTCTGGATCTCATTGGCGATCTTGGTATACCCGTTAGCCAGGTCGGCCATTTGACCTCCCGAACGCTCGGTTTTTAATGGGAAATTGATAACCTCAGCGGTATTTGACATACTCACCCCGTGAATTGGCTGCTGTTAGTTCACACCCCGAAAGCCGTTGGTGTTCGCGCACCGCGGCTTTCACCATTTTCAGGCCCGTCATATTGCCCCCAGCATCGTCGTTACCATCGCCATCAGCGGCCCGGCCAGATCCGGCTCAAGCCTGAAAAGCGCGGCTATACCCTCACTCATCTCCTTCAGTTTCTGATGCCTGGGCGCGTCCAGCATCACCGCCCGCTTCGCCTCGGCGACCTCCTTTTCGGCATGCGCCAGGCGCGTAATTTTGCAGTCGCCGCCCACCAGAGAACCGCGATGCTCAAGTGGCAGAACGGCCAGAATGGCGGGTGTCAGCTGGCGAACCCGCTCCCGGCAGTCTTCGGTATCAAAACGGTTATCCAGGTACCGGAATAATTTCTGCCTGGCGCGGCTGATGTCTGCAGGAAATTCGATACCCTGCCCGCCACAGCTGCGCCACTGATCCACGATGTGAGCAGCAACGACGTCCTGCCCGGCAACCGCTGCCCAGGCGCGGACGGCGTCGCGGATATCGACATGGTTAGGCTCTTTGACTTGAGAGCGATTTATCATCGCTGACTGTGAAAAAGAGGTACTCTGTTGAAAAGTAAGTGTTTGCATGATTAAGCCTCTTGCCGTGGCAAACCATCTGTTGGGTTGGGGTAAATATCAGGACGAAGCTCATGGGGTGTTACCCCCGTTAGGTCGAAAATTGCCATTACTCGATCTACTGGTACTACGCCACTGGATCGGGTGCGCCATAGACTGATAGTCATAGGCGAAACGCCTAGTCCACGTGCCAGAGCTGACGCCGAGCCAGCTTCAGCAATCGCTTTTTGAAGGGAATCCATAAAACCTCCGTGAGAGTTCAACGGAGTAAATTAAACAACAAGTTTAAATTGGCGTCAATTAATTTCAACCTATTGTTTATTTCGATATTTAAACAAACTGTTTATAATGTTGATATGAAAGAAGAAACCATTAAAGATTCAGCGCTATCAGATCGGCTAACAAAAATCCTCAAAGCCAAGAAGATGTCCAAGTCTGAACTGGCCAGACAGGTTGGTGTGTCGCCGCAAGCAGTTAATAACTGGTTCACTCGTGGGGAACTAGGGAGAGAGTCTGCGCAACGTATAGCAGATGCGTTAAAGGTTTCGATAGACTGGTTGCTTAAAGGGGATCCGGACGACATCCTTACTGTTGAGCAAATCCGCCTAAACAGATTCAAACATTATTTCGCAGCAGGTTTGCCAGATAGCGATAGCTCAACGGAGAAGCAGCTCCTTCAAGACATTCATGACGGTAAACAGATCATTACAGATAGCCTTGCCCGCAAGATAGAAGCTGACTATAGCTTACCCTATGGCGCACTTGATTATGATCCCCTGTATACCCCTTCAAACCCTCTGGAGAGTCTCTCAGAGCAAGAAGTTGAACTCATGCACTTATTCAGGCAGATGCCAAAATCGGCTCAGCGTGAGATGCTCGCAATGTTTAACAGTCGTGTTAGTGAGTATGCAGCTCTGTTTGCAGAAATGCTTGAGACTAAGAAAGCGAAGTAATCCAGCCCATTTTTTTAAACCGGCCAAGCGCCGGTTTTTTTAGGCCTCTTTCTTTTTTTAAACTTGTTGTTGAAAACAAGCTTGACCTCAATTTAAACCTGTTGTTTAATTCACTCATCAACAACGCGCTGCGTTGCTCCGATAAACGTTCTGACGCCGGGAAAGACCGGGAGGATGAGATGGCAACTACCAATCAGGCAGTACCAAACAGCGGGAAAGCAGTGGTGATGCGTAACAGCCGCACCGGCTCAGCTTGGCTCGTTTCTTTTAACTACACCGATGGCACTTACTGGCATGAACCGCAAGGCAATCTGCGTCACATTCGCCGCCCGTATGCCGCCCGCAACATTGAACCGCATCTGGTACCGGCGGGGACGCACTGATGAATACGTTATTCGCGCTAGTGCTGACCGTGGGCATGACCAACGGCGATTTTCAGGATGTGGTGCTGGGCGTGTATGAAAACGAGCGCCAGTGTGAAGCGGCAGCCGTTGAGCAGCAGGTGGCAGGAAACTGTTATCCGGTGGAAAGAATTGTCCGCGCCGATGAAGTCCCCGCCGGTACCACTGTCCATTTATGAGGGATTGATGATGTGTAACTCGACCAAATGCGCGTACTGCCGCCAGCCGATTGAGGAAGGGAAAGAAGTAAAAAACGTATTGCTATTCATTCGCGGCGCGCACCTGGACCGCGAGCAACGCGATTACTGTTCTGTTCGCTGTGCCTCTTACGACCAGATGGCCCACGAAAGCTAACGTAAAAGCCGCGCAAGGCGGCCCGTACGTCCGGTGACACCGACCAAAGTTCCACCGGAATTTTTACCAAACCAAAACAACACCCAAAGGGCGCTATCTCTGGCCCGGGGATCTTACATCCAAAAATGAGGATCTGACATGGAATTTTTCTACTTAATCAAGGCAACTCAGAAGTCAGGGAAACCTGACGGCGTTATCTGGTTCAGTGCCAAAACTGAAGCACGCGCAGCCCTGACGCTTGATGTTGATCTGGAAGAAGCTGGCATCGAAACTGGCCGCGGTAAGGACTACGCCAAGCCGATACGCACCGATTTTCCGGTGGTCAATGACTTACCCGAAGAAAGCACCGTCGACTTCACCTGGTGCGATCGCTACGCCTTGGCCGACGACCAGCGCACCTGGAACGTGATCCCCGGTGCCGCATCTCAGGATGAAACCACCCTCTCCCCGGTGACCACCAGCGATGCGGATCTCCCTGCCGCGCCGGTAACCGCCACTGATACCGCAAACGCCAGCAGCACCTCTCTGCTTGAAAATCGCACCCCGGCTGTCCGCTTCGCCGTCCATCTGTTGGGTGACAAATACGTTTCGGAGATCAGCCAGGAGCAGCAGATCGTAGCCAACGAATTGGCGATGGATGAGGCAAATATTTATTTCCAGAACCTGCTGCAGGCCAAAAATGATGTTCCTGATATGAGCGAACTCAGCCTTCACGCTGAGTGGAAACTGGTGCAGGCCGTTAAAGACGTTTTCCCGCCGGATAAAGAACACGAACCCGCGCTGCTGGCTGCTTTTATGTCGAGCTGGATTAAAGCCGAAGCAGGTGATCGCAATCAACTGGTTGAGGACTGGCTGAGCGGCAAACTGCCCGCCCATGAACTCGCCGACACCAGCGAACATGGTGAGGGTGAATATGTCCCTTGCGAAGATGATCTGCAGGAAGGTTCACCCGAAGAAGTCGCGCAAGCTGAAGAGCTGGTACAGGCATTTCGTGAAAAAGACATGACCGAGCTGCACGCCGTCCCTACGCTACCGTTCCGTCACCGCCTGCTCGCGCAGTTTATTACCGAGAAGGAATACGCGTACCACATCGACAATGAACAGCTGAATACTGTGCGCCAGCTGGAAATGGACACCGATAACTCATACGTGCAAAACCTGCTGCTGGCCGCAGAGAATGTCGAGGGGATGAAAAAGCTCCGTGACTTCGAATTCTGGAGGCTCACCGATGCTGTTAAGCGCGTATTCCCTGCTGAAAAGGCGACGCCTGATTTAGCCCTCATGCTCCAGTTCATGAAGGCATGGAAAGCGACGGACTATATCGATCGCGGCCTGCTCGCTAAGGAATGGATCAACGGTAATCGGGTATCAACCATTCAGCGCACCGACACCGGCACGAACGCGGGCGGCGGCATTAAAACCGACCGTAATGCAGACTATGAGCATACGCTGGACACACTGGATATTGAGATCGCCTGCGCAACTCTGCCGATGGATTTTGATATCTACAATATCCCCGGTTCTATTCACCGCCGGGCTAAAGACATCGTTGCTGCAAAAGAAAGTCCGTGGAAGGAGTGGTCCGCCGCACTGCGTAAAACTGCAGGTATTCTGGATTACTCGCGCGCTGCTATTTTTGCACTTATCCGCGAAGCGTCCTCAGGCATAACACCTTTCCCGGATCGCATGACTGGTTATATCAGCGCGATGCTCAATGAGTATAAGCATGATACACCTGAGGCCAGAATCCTCGCCGCTGCGCGTCAGATTGACAGCGCGGCCGTGGTTGCCGGAGTCATTCAGGGCACCGAGCCGGTAGAAAGCCTTGACCCACTCGCTACAGATTATGCGGTTGTCGGGAAAGCTGCTGCAGAAGCCGCGCAGTCCCACCAGCGCGTCACCACCGCTCAGCCAGAAGTAGCAAATCTCGGCGGCGGCGTGTTCTCCATCGAAGGCCTGCTGGGTGAAAAAGAAAACCCGGTCATCAAAACCCCCTCAAATGAAGTCGCAAAACAAGAAGTGGAGAGCATCGTACATGTGCAGATGGAAAAGACTGACCCGAGCAAAGTCGAAGCTGGTGCTGAAGTATCAGCGATCGAGGGCGCTGATGCAGCTGCTGCGCAAGCAGGCGGTGTAAACCCTGCGGATATCATCGCCGCCGCGGCCCCCGAACTGGCGAGCAATGTTGCCGCCGATCTGGACCAGAATATCGAACCTCTGAACCAGGCTGAGCCGGAATTACCTCAAACCGAACCAGAAACGCCAGTAATCGAACCAGAAGTGGATATTCCCGAGCCAGAAGCCGCCGCGCCGCAATGGCCAGCATACTTTGAGCCAGGCCGTTATGAGGGGCTGCCGAACGACGTTTACCACGCCGCGAATGGCATCAGCAGCACCATGGTGAAAGACGCCCGCGTCTCCCTGATGTATTTCGAAGCGCGCCACGTCTCTAAGACCATCCAGAAGGAGCGGTCGAAGGTTTTGGACATGGGCAACCTGGTGCATGCACTGGCGCTGCAGCCAGAGACACTTGCCGCCGAGTTCAGCATTGAGCCGGAAATCCCGGAAGGTGCGCTCACCACCACGGCGACGATCCGTGCCTGCATCGACGAGTACAACGCAAGTCTGCCGCCGCAGCTGAGCGCTGACGATATCAAAGCGCTGCTGGAGGCCCATAACGCCACACTGCCCGCGCCACTGCCGCTGGGCGGTTCAGCTGATGAGACATATGCATCGTATGAGCAGTTGCCTGAGGAATACCAACGTATTGAGAACGGCACTAAGCATACCGCCACGGCTATGAAAGCGTGCATCAAAGAGTACAACGCCACCCTGCCCGCGCCGGTTAAAACCACTGGAAGCCGCGACGCGCTGTTGGAGCAGCTGGCGATCATCAATCCTGACCTGGTTGCGCAGGAAGCACAGAAGCCCGCGCCGCTGAAAGTGTCCGGTACCAAAGTGGATCTGATTCAGGCGCTCAAGGCGGTCCGCCCGGAAGCCGTGTTCGCCGACGAGCTACTGGATGCTTGGCGCGAGAACCCGGAAAGCAAAGTGCTGGTGACCCGCCAGCAGCAGGAAACCGCGCTGGCCATCCAGAAAGCGCTGCTGGCGCACCCGACCGCTGGCATGCTGCTGACGCACCCGAGCCGCGCCGTAGAGACCAGCTACTTCGGCATTGACGAAGAGACAGGTCTGGAAATCCGCGTACGTCCGGATCTGGAAATCGACATCGATGCGGTGCGTATCGGTGCTGACCTGAAAACTATCAGCATGTGGAACGTTAAGCAGTCCGGCCTGCGCGCCCGCATGCACCGGGAAATCATCGACCGCGATTACCACCTCAGCGCGGCCATGTACATGAGCACCGCGGCGCTGGACCAGTTCTTCTGGATTTTCGTCAACAAAGACGAGGGTTACCACTGGATCGCCATCGTCGAGGCTAGCGAAGAGCTGATTGAGCTCGGCATGTTGGAATATCGCCAGACGATGAACCGCATCGCTAACGCGTTCGACACTGGCGAGTGGCCAGCGCCGATCACCGAAGACTACACCGACGAACTGAACGACTTCGACCTGCGCCGCCTTGAAGCGCTGCGTACTCAGGCATAAGGGGAATGACGATGGAAAACACAAATATCATCACAGCAGAGCAGCAGACACCCAACACTATTTCTGCCAACAACGCCATTTTCAATGTGCAGGCATTAACCCAGCTCCAGGCTGTAGCTGGCCTTATGGCTCAGGCCGCCGTTACCGTCCCTGAGCACCTTAGAGGTAATCCGGCTGACTGCATGGCGATCATCATGCAGGCGATGCAATGGGGAATGAACCCGTACGCAGTGGCGCAGAAAACGCATCTGGTAAATGGTGTGCTTGGCTACGAAGCCCAGCTGGTTAACGCGGTGATCTCCAGTTCAAACGCCATTGTGGGCCGCTTCCACTATGAGTACGAGGGCGATTGGTCGAAATGCGCAAGCATGCGCGAAGAGATTGTGAAGAAGCCGGCGAAAGGCGGCGGGACGTACGACAAGAAAGAAATGGTACGCGGCTGGACCAGCGCCGACGAACAGGGCCTATCGGTTCGTGTGGGTGCCGTCATTCGCGGCGAAAGCGAGATCACCTGGGGCGAACCGGTGTTCCTGTCCAGCGTGATTACACGTAACTCTCCACTGTGGATTTCGAATCCTAAACAGCAGATCGCGTATCTGGCCCTCAAGTATTGGGCGCGCCTGTACTGCCCTGCGGTCGTTCTGGGCGTGTACACCCCAGATGAGGTGGAGCCGCGCGCAGAGAAAGAGATTAACCCGGCACCCGCTCAGCGCGTCAGCCTGTCTGATATTAAAGGTGACACCGTAACTACCACGCACAGCGCGCAGGAATCTGCCGCCAACATCGATGCTATGGCGGATGAATTCCGGGATCGCATTGAGGCTGCTCAAGACGTGGACGGTGCTAAAGCTCTGCGTGCCGACATCGAAACCGCTAAAGCGACGTTAGGATCCGCCCTGTTTACAGAGCTGAAAAACAAAGCCGTTAAGCGCTACTACCTGGTCGATGCCCGTAACAAGGTGGAGGCGGCGATCAACTCCCTGCCCCAGCCCGGCGAGCCGGGTGCTGCTGAGCAGTTCGCCAAAGCCGAGCAAGCACTTGCGGCGGCGAAGCGCCACCTTGGCGACGAGCTGTATGACCAGTTCGCCATTACCCTGGCGGATATGAAGCCGGAATACGTGAGCTGATAAGGGAGGCGGGAGGGCAACCCTCCCGGCAACGAGATGAGCGAGAAACAAACCCGCTGGAGCGTTGAGGAACTGCGCCTACTGCAGACGCACAACAACCAGCAAATCGCAGAGCTGACCGGCCGCCCGTTGGTCGAGGTCGAAGATCGCCGCCTGCTGGCGAACATCGAGCGGAACTGCTGGGACGTGTTTGATCCGGAGTGTGCCGAATGAGACTGATTAACCGAAGCAGGAAAGATTCGCCGCTGGCGCGCCGGGCTTGCGATGCCGCGCTGGCCCGTCATGTAGAACGGTTCGGCGATTACGCCAGCCGGGCTACCAGTAGCGAATACACAGTGCTGGTGGACGGAGCCAAGATAAAAGTTGAGGTGGAAAACCGCAGCACCAGCTACGTGGCCACGGCGATCACCGGTGCGCGACGCCTGCGTGCCCTCGCCGGCCGGATGTCTTGATATCGAAATATCATCAACGTGCGATCAGCATAGTTATACTCGTGCTGATCGCCAGGTACTTCATATGGCACAAGTAATTTTCAATGAAGAGTGGGTTGTTGAGGAAAGGCTCACTGCCAGAACGGGCCTTGATAACCGTCAGATCGAAAAATATCGTCAAGGGTGTTGGATTGAGGGCGTGCACTTTAAACGCGTCTCACCATCAGGGGAAAAAACATTGCGCGGCATTACCTGGTACAACTACCCCAAGATCAACCAAATGATTCAGGATGCATAGGATGTCTGATTTGCCCAAGGGCGTGGAGATAAGAGGTCAAAGCATCCGGATCTGGTTCATGTATAAAGGTAAGCGTTGTCGCGAAGTACTCAAGGGGTGGCTTGTCACCCCTGCAAATATCAAAAAAGCGGGTCAGCTGCGTATGCTGATTGTCAGTGAGATCAACCTCGGCCAGTTCAATTACCGCTCGCGTTTTCCTGACTCTAAGCAGGCGCAAGCCGTTCAAAAAACGCTCATTATAAACACGTTCGGCGAGCTTGCTGACACCTGGCTAAAAAATCGTGAAATTGAGCTCTGCGCAAACACCCTGCGTAAAACAGGCTCGCAGATATCAACGCTTAAAGCGGTCGTAGGCAAGAGCACAGTCATCAGGGAGATTAGCTATAACGATGTGCTTCGCTACCGCAGTGAGCTACTGCATGGCTCAACCCTGTATCCTCTGGACAGGCGCTCAAATAAAATCGGGCGCACTGTGCGTACGGTCGATAATTACATCTCTTTGCTTTGCTCTCTTCTGCGCTTTGCCTATAAGTCTGGATTTACTGAGAGCAAGGCATTTGAAGGCGTCAAGAAGCTGCAGAAGAGCAACACCAAACCGGATCCTTTGATGCGAGAGGAGTTTGCGAAGCTGATGTCAGCTTTGAGCGGCCAGAGCCATAACATGTGGAAGTTCGCGGTGTATTCCGGGCTCAGGCATGGTGAACTCGCCGCGCTTGCATGGGAAGATATCGATCTCAAGGCGGGTACGGTAAACGTCTCCAGGAACCTGAACACCCTGGGGATGTTTGGGCCACCCAAGACGCAGGCAGGCATCCGAACACTGCAGCTTCTAACGCCAGCGCTGGACGCCCTAAAAGAACAAAAGAAGCTGACAGCCGGGTTTCCTGAAACAGAGATCGTTTTCTATCATCGAGAATACGGCCTGACGGAGAAGCAGCAACTTCGTTTCGTTTTTATGCCCCGGCCAGCAAAGGGAAAGCAGAAGCCTTATTATTCATTGTCCAGTATCGGGTCAAGATGGAACGCCAGTGTAAAACGTGCTGGCATTCGTCGCCGTAATCCGTACCATACACGCCACACATTTGCATGTTGGCTTTTGTCCGCAGGCGCAAACCCGTCTTTTATAGCCAATCAGATGGGGCACGAAAACGCGCAGATGGTATACGAGATATACGCGTCCTGGATTGAAGATCTGAACACTGAGCAGGTGGCCATGCTTAACGATAAGCTCGCGTTTTAA